GAAAGGTAACAAGGCGCTCGTGTCCCGTCGTTGGAGGATTGAACCGTCCAAATGCGATGACGATACTCTTTTCGCGAGGCATATATTGTATTTAGAGAATTATTGCCAGTCTCTAGGCGCCATGAAGTTTGCTCGACTGAATTCAAGACGGTCGACCAGTTTCACCATACGTCCCGAGTGAGATACTGCGACGAACCCTTCAGGGCCCGTCACACGGAAGCCGTCGGCTGTCGGAATGAATGTATCCACTCGGGCGGCCTGCGCAAGTTTCTGAATGAGTATGAGTTTTGCCGCAGTGATCGCCGCATGTAGTTCAAACCACTGCGACATCTCGCGCTGATTGGTCCGCACCGCGTCGAGCATAACGGTAAATGACGCGGCGACCCTCTCCTTTCCCGCATCGCTCGACCGTGCCGCCATCTCCTTCTTCTGTCGTGCGGCGAGGAAAAGGGAGAGGTTGTTGAGTATCTGTTTTGGTGAGGACGCACGTCCGCCACGAACTTGCTGATTCAAAAATATGTTCATGAGGGCATGTAACGGCTCGGCAGAGAATGTGGTATAGGTCAACGCCGATATCTTCTGTGCTAGTGTGCCAACACGCGACAACAGTAGAGAAAACTCGCCATCCTCTTCATTGGTGAAGGACACATTGCCAGACACATCATCATACGAAGCATCCAGCGACGCAACACGGCTCGTCTTCTTCAGCGAAGAGAACACCCCCGGCGAAATGGGCGCCGCGCGGAGACGATCCATCGTGCCCGAGCCGGAATACATCGTGTGAATAACAATGCCAAGTGCCGCTCGGTCGATACTCTGCCCCAGGGCACTCGTCGCATCGACTGCGTAGAGGATGGTATTCGGGCGAAATGTCAAATATTCCTTGCCCTGGATAGACTGTGCTTTGACACTACGCGCTCCACTGAAGAGTAAATCTCCTTGTAGCACTTGGGTAGGTCGAAGCAGGGCTAGCTCAGTCAGACAGTCGTGTAGCACCTGTGAAACACCTCCAGAGCCATACGCATCAGCAATCTGTGCGTGAGACTTCATCAGCTTTGGCGTTTTGCTGAACGCAGATTTGGTAGCGACGAAGAACTTGCCGTCTACTGGGTCTGGTCCGAAGACCACACTTGGTGCGCCGTCCCATTTAGTGGTTACATGCAAGGCTTTTGAGACACCACCACCAATGAGCATATGCCGGAATTGTCGCAACACCTCAATCGCCCGCTGCATCCCTGCGACGCCATCGTCGAGCATCAAATCTTCGAGATGTACCAAATGAGTTAATTTGCCGGTCTTGCCCTCGTGGAGGTCGCCGAGGTGTGTAAGGAAAGATTTCATTATAGCGGCTCCAATTGCAGCGTTTGATAAATGTCTCGTCGGGTGTCCATGATATTATACCATTTACGAATCTTCTTCTGTAACGCCCGCATTGCCGGATGTTCCGGCACCTTAACAAAGGCCTCGGCAAATACCGGATAGGTAGCCCCGATTAGCTCATGATCAATGGTCATCATCTGGGCGAATGCCTCTCGATACTGCATCGTGGGAAACCATACCACCATCTCTAATGCGATATCATGCGCATACGCTTCAATCTCATCATAGTTCCCAAGATATGACTGTTGATCCCGAATCTCTGCATCCTTAGTTTCCGTCGGAGGGAATACTATCTTAGCGGTATCCTTAGAACGCCCACTGAATTGATGACGATGCGCCAACTCGTGCATGAGGTATGCCCAAAAGTAGAAGTGCCGCTGCTTCCAGTTAGATGAGGTAATTCCACAGCGATGTCTCTGCGGATGAACGTGCCATTCGATGTGTATGTCGACTGGTCGGCGCGGCCGCGTCTCGATGTAGGTCTCGACGCGCGTGGTGCGTGTCGGCCAGTAATGGGCCGTGAGGTGTAAATCGTCGGGTGTTTTTACAGCGGTATCCTCCACCAACATATTGATCACCTTGAATGGAATCGTAACCACATTCAGCCTCGCCAAGAACGGCACGATATACATGTACTTCCCAATATACCGTTGCTGTGTCTTGGGGAGCAAGACTTTCTCCACAGTCTCGCGCATTGCTAGTGCGTCGTTGGTGATTTTCCGGTGAAGCGTAAGAAGATGCACAAATATATTTAGGGGGTTTCTGTCTCATTCAGGCCACCCATGTGCAGGGGGGCAAGCGGCCGTCGTGGTATCCGAGAAGCACCACTAAACATCGAACTAAAGGGCGACTGCGAGTCAGCAGCCGTGCCTAGCGAGATGTCGTGGACCGTGGTACCGCTGGGATTATACAACATCATCCGTGAAGTATCGATGCCCAGCAGAAACTTTTCAAACGAGTTCCGTTTGCCATAACGGTTCTTCAGTGTATAAACTTGAATCTGATTGCTTCTCTCCAGTTCCTCTGTCGTGGTCAGGGCGATAATGAAGTCCGCAGTTTGTGCGATGGCGAAACTTTCACTAATCTTATCCAGCCCGGGGTCAGACTGTCCGTGGCCTGTGCGATTGAACTGTGCCGCGGTGAAGATGGGGAGGTTGTGTTCGACTGCCAGGCCGCGCAACTCCTCTGCGATAGACTTGTTATAGGTATAGGAGTTCACCGAGTTGCCCATCTTGACCCGTGCGGAAGAACAGATGGACAGGTAGTCGATGAACACAATGTCGGGTGTAAAATTCTGCTTCCCCTTGAGTTCCTGTAGCAACGAACGAAAGTGCCCCGAGTGTGCGGCACCCGTCGGATACTCCTTGATAATCAACTTCCCCGTAGAAGTCGCCCGCAGCCCCTCGATCTTCCTGTTATACTGACTGCGTGAGAGTGCCACAACATCATCCATTGGCACATTCATCATGTTCGCATCGATACGTTCCGCGATGCGTTCTTCTGCCATTTCCAATGTGACGTAGAGAACATTCTTACTCATCCGCAAACACGCAGCCGCCATATGCACAAGGAACAGCGATTTGCCGACGTTCGTTCCGGCAAGTACGCAGTTCAGTGTCTTTGTGGGGACACCTCCCTTTGTCATGCCATTGAACACTTCAAGGTCAAATGGAATGCGAGACTCAGCACGATGATAAAAATCATACCGCGATTCCGCATCACCAAAGAAGTCATGCCCTACATGCGTATCAAAGCTGACCGACAACGCATCTCGTAACAAGTCTGGGATACCGTGCGGCGTTTCATCTGGATTGTCGAGCATTGCGACACTCTTCCGCAAGGCCACATACAACGCCCTATCCTGACAATACTTCTCAGTTTGTTCAATCAGATAAGGATGTTGTGACGGCTCCATCGCCGGCATTTGTTCGATATCGTCAAGCACCTCGGTGGTTGCCTTGGCGTCACGCTCCGACAATGTACGCAAGTCATCAAGACCTAGACGCAGTGCCGCGAACGATGGCACTGCGCGATACTTATCATAAAATTCCCGAAACAATGTATAGAGGGTTGCACACGGTTGGGATTCGAAATATTCGTCTTTGAGATACGGAGCAATCTGTTCCGCCAACTTTGGCGTGGACATTACTTGCCGTATAATCGTATGCTCCAGTAACACAGCCATCAATGAACACCTTTCGTCTCCGTCTTCAGTAGCGCGTCAAAGTTCGTAACGGAGATGAAATGCAACCACGCCAGAAGCACTTCAGAACAATATTCATCAAATGCCTCGTTGGGGTCGAAGTCGTGCGGTCCTTCGTGTACCTTTGTCTCGAATTGTGTCGGTACCATGCCGTTTGCCATACGCTCTCTCATAACTGTGAATTTCTTGAATGAGAACGTGACCCCCTTATACGGACCACGAATAATCTCCAATCCAAGAATCGAATCTCTATTTGAGACGGGGATTAAGCGGGGCATAATGTCGTTTAGGATGTTATCTTTACTCATCGGCGGTCTCCAGTTCATCGTCCGTAATCTCTCCCCCTGTTGAACCATACAGGAAATGATCTTTAATATAAATCTCTATCGCATCGAGGACATCTTTCGTGAAATACTTTTCAGGAGTTCTCACAATCGCCTTCTCAAAAACCTTTGTGCCGTCGGGGAATTCATATCGCGTTGAGACTTTCTTCACACAGCCCTGGGCGATCGCCATGTCTAACAGCCCATAATAACGGTCGAGCCCGCCATCAAAGAGGATGCGCGTTTCTACCGTCGTCTCTTCTTTGGTCAGCCGCGACTTCATCATTCGCGCTTTGACGATGTTGCCGATAACTGCCTTGTCCACACCGCGGTCTTTCTTCTTGGACAAGAACACGATGATGTCGGCTGCATACTTGGCACCCTGCCCTCCGGCCATCTCCTTCGTCGGAAAATATGAACCGATGACAGAGTAGACGTGGTTGGTAACAATCAACGGCACCTTAGCTTTGGCTAGCTTCAAACGCAGCACACGAAATGCGGCCTTGATTAGCGTCGCTTTGGACATGTCGCGCACATCCTTCTCGGTCGCCATGTCCTCCGTTTCCTTTTTGGATGGTAACGCGGAAAGACTATCCAACACCATCAGTAGCGGAAATCGTTTGTCCTCCGGCAACTGCATGTACGCATCGAGCGTCTTGTAGGCAACATGCCGAAACTTTTCAATGCTGTCGGGTTCTGACTTTGCGATACGTGTGATATCAATCCCCCGCGTAATCAGCATCTCATTGGTGACAGCACTCTCGGTGTCAAAATAAAATACATGCCCATCTTTATTGTCAGTCAAAAAACTCTTGACGACACCTAAGGCAAAGAATGTCTTGCCCGTTGCTGGGTCGCCGGCGAAGACGACCGCTTTGTTATTGGGAATGCCACCGTAGAGACTGCCTGAGATTGCAGCGTTCAGAATGTAACTGCCCGTATCGATGTAGCCGGTGAATTCGGATGAGGACAACCCATCGCTAGCGACTGTTGTATCGGGGTCGCCCAAGTCATGAATGAAGGTCTTGAAAAAGCTTTTTGTCATATTAATATTATACCACAGAACGATGGGACAAGCAATTAACTCTTAGCCCGCTCGATATCGGCAAGCAACTGTTGAACGCGCTTTGTGGTCCGTCGAGTGGGCCGTTTGCCGGACTTCGGGCGATCAATGACGAAGACCGTATCGTCGAGGTTACTATTCGCCAACGTGTCTGTATCGGTGTCAGTAGGGAGAATCGGTTCGTCCGTGCCGCGCACATGCGAAGTGCTACTCTTGTAGGCGTGTTGTGCGGGCACACCAATGCGCACATCCGAGCCGATGTCCTCGGACGTAATACCCACGACAGGATTTTCCGGGTCAGACGAAACGCGCGGCGGTTCGACCTCTTCGGTGGGAGGTGTCTCGGCGACGTCGGGCATATAGGGCATCTCACGTCCTTCGTCGCTATCATCATCTGTTGTTTCTGCCTGGACTTTCCCTATTGTAGTCTGTGCGGCCAGCAACAGCGCAATCGCCATAGGATCGAAAACAACGAGAATCAGAATGATAAACGCTGTCGCGACGGTATCCATCGTGGACAAATCCTCATTTCCATAGTATGCCTTCGCAACGAACAGCAACGGTCCCACATCCACACGCTGGATCTGTGTTTCCTGTTCGACCTCGGCGAATGCGCGTTCTGCGGCCGAGAGTGCAGCGGACGAGACTTGTAGATTTGCCTGGAGTTCCCTTTGAATCGCTTGTTGCGAACGCAAAACTTCGACTGCGCCGTTGGTGCCCGTCAAACGGGCGTACGCCGTTAGCTCCTCGATCACAGCGGTTGCGGTATCTCCTTCGACGAAGGCCGCCAGTGCCGCATCGTCACGCGCATATTGATCACTCGCCAGATCGACATCGCGCTCGGCCGCATTATTACTACTCGCCAACAGCGTCAGCGGCGCCTGTTGTTCCAGATACGCACGGGACAGGTATCCAAAGATGCCTATGTCTGTGATGAGCATGAGCAAAAGCACTCCGGTCGTCAGATAGGCAACTAAAATCTTGGGAGCGGATCGCCATGATCGATAAACCCACGATGCGGCGACCAGTTTCGCACATTCAAGTGTGGTCCCCATAATCACAATTGGAACGAACACGGAGGCGAAAATGTATGCCAGTCCGGTGATCGAGTAAAATGCTGCCACTGCTGAAAGTGACAGCCCAATCGTGAAGCAGAAAAACCGCATCCAGTGGAATGATTTGAGCATGTAGTGTTAGTTCTCTATAGTGTGTGGACACGTTCGATATAGTGCCCTGCTAAATTCTCGTCGCGGGGAATCCACTTCATCGTCAAGTCAAACCCTGCGATAAATGCCGCCGTGATCTCTGTTTTGATAGCCAGAACGGTTTCCCTATCGTTGATAGCTTTTCCCACACGACGGCCGAACGTCCACGCAAGATTATTTTTGCTGTCGGTCATTATCGTCGCTTGGACGATGCCCATCATACCACACCACGACACAGCATCACGCACGGCAGACAGTTCAGCAATATTACTAGAACCACCGTCGGCAAATCTTTCTGTCAGCACCACGCCCGTTTCATCCGTCACAACAGACACCATGCGGCGCTTGGTGGGGCTGCGCTGCCCATTCCCACTGCATCCTCCGTCGACATAGAGCGTGAGCCCGTCAGAATAGGACATCTTGTTTCTCTACGTTCCAATCTGCGGCGCTCAGTATCGTCGCAATCGGTTCTAAGAACGACTTCTGCCACTGTGTCTCATAGTCCAGCATGGATTCAACATCCCACGACTCGGGGCAACCATCCGGCGCTGCTAACACATGCGTGTGGAAGCGATTCGGCACTCGTAGATACGCAAAACGGATTTTTTGTCCGTCGCGGATCTTTTCGTATTTTGGCATTTCAGCGATTTGTTCGTTGTAGACCAAGGCGCCTCTTACCTGAATCGGGCAGCCCTTTTGCTCTCCGGTGTTGAGATTTTCTAGATCATATTTTTCCAACCCATTTACGGATCGTGGGAATGCGATATCCTCAAACTTTGCGCGGTTGAACACTTCTCGCTGGGACTTGATATAGTCCCACACGTCTTCTTGCGTCTTATTCATAAACAGATTCAACACGGCAGTGATCATTTTCCGACACACCGCCGGTGTGCTGCTCTTAACCGCCTCGATGCCCATAATCTTGAGCCGCGGCTCTTGGTAGGTTACACCCTCATTGTCGCACACATTCAGGATGTAACGCTTCTTTGCTGTCCAAACACCCTTGTTCGCAATCACTTCGCGGGTCATCGTAAGGCAGGGCACGGCGACGTGCAGGTAATCAGCAATCGACGCGAACGATTTCACCAACACGGGTTCGATACGTTTCGCACAGAACTGGTCGAGCATCGTCACACAGTTACTCATTGACGCCGTTGGTTTATGCTCCTTATATTTATCCACAACGCGCTCCAGACACACGTAGATGGAGTCGGTATCCGACGCGACAATGTAATCCTTAGACGTTTTGAACATTTTATTGAGATATGCATTGACGGCATTCGCCACATCACGAATCACAAACTGCCCGGTGAGCGTCACTGCTTCGGCCATATCCACATCATAATAGCGGAACCAGTTCGAGCCAATCGCACCATACGCACTATTCAGGTTCACCTTCCGCACCAACTGCTGATTATGATACGCCGCAATCTGCCGCGTCAGCACCGCATACTGTGGGTCATCCTTTGCGAGTAACTCTCGCCGCTTCTTCGTCTCTGTCGCCAGATTCTTAAAGCGAATACGTTCCGCATACAAAGTCTTGAGCATCGCCGGAAGAAAACCTTCTTTGTCCCGTTGCGTCAACACACCATTTGCCGCCAACGCATATCCCTCGGGTGCTTGGTCGCCATTGGACAGATGCTCTGTAACATCAGTGCGGTCCAGTAACGTATCGACGGTCAGCGTCATGATACGACGGTCGACTAACGTCTCCGGTGAGAGATTCCACTGCCGAATGATGTGAGGATACATTGACGCCACATCGAACGAACAGACCCACTCATGCTGACCGACTTGCGGAGGTTTCACATACGCACCGACATACTGCGAATCCTTAGTCTCCGTCTTCTTCGGAGGAATCTGCTGATGCTGTGCGCGGAGATGATGATAAATCATCGTGTCCCAAAGACGCGACTGCCGAAAGGTGTCAGTATAGTTCGCCTTGGCACTATACGCCAACGCGCAAGCCAGTTCGATGAGTTTCATCTTGTCATCGAGCGATTCGACCAACTGGACATCTTGCACGTTGTAATCCATGAACGCGGCGTAGTTCTCGACGTAGAGCGCAGACAACGACCGATATTCTGCGTAAGAGAGTTTGCGTTGCCCGAGTTCCACATGTGCAATATGGTCGAGACGATAACTCTCCTGCTGTGTGAAGGTGAACTTACGATAGAGTTCCAGATAGTCGAGCGTAGCCACGCCGCGGATATCCACGGCGAGTTGTTCGCGCCCGTAGAACATCACCTTGCGTTCAACCAGATAGTTATAGGGTGACAGAGATTTTGCGGCTGACTCATCCAGTACCAGTTTGATGCGGCCGATCATATACGGAATGTCGAACAACTGTACGTTCCATCCCGTAATGATATCGGGATAGTCGGCACGCCAGTCCTGAACAAATCGTGTGAGCAGCGCCTTCTCGTTTTCGCATTGTACATACTCGACGCCTTCGGCTGCCTCATACGGCTGCAATCCGTAGGTGACGGTGCCGTGTTCTCCTCGATGACGCCACATCACGGTGATGGCCGTGACTTCATTGACTGGATTTTCGGGCGGCGCAAAACTCGTTTCCGATTCGACTTCTATATCAAAATTCCATATCAGAAGCCTATCCATTTCCGGCACAATGTCTTTCGCTCCATACACATCAGACAACAGCATGTACTCACACGAAATATTGCCACACGCTTCACGATTTTCCTTCAGGAAAGTGCGGCCGTCTCGGATGGAGTCCTGTTCGTATGGCAGCAACGGGCAACCTTCAAGGGATGTCTCGCCCGTGTATTCGTTCGTGGGCAGATAATAGGTTGGTCGATATGCGGTTTTGATAAAATGTGCGCGACCGTCAGATGACCTCGCTCGGACTAGGACGTTCTGATGGAGAGTGGTGGTATCTGTATATTGTAGGTCCGGCGTAAGAGTCTTACGGAAAATGGGTTTGACCCGTGGATGCGACATAACGTAATTATACCACACTCAAGCGGAATAGAAAAG